CGAATTGTATTTTCCTGACTATATCGACATAGATGCCTTGACGTGCGAGAATAATATGACTATAATATTTCCTGGCTGGGTAAAACATGGAGTAAGAAAAGTAACTATCAAAGATTCAGATTATTATGATGGGTTCGGTAGATACGCTGTTACGAGTTTTATGAGTTGTATAGATAAAGAGAAAAGAAATTTTCCAGGATTAAATAAGAAAAATTAATTATGCAAGATGTACTTATAGGTGATAACTTTTTCTCTCACCCCGAGCTAATCCGTGAATTAGCACTCAGTTATAATGATTATGAACACTCAGAAGACCCAAAAATTGATGCGGGATGGAAGGGATGGAGAACTCCAGCCCCTAAGGCAATCAATGAGGGTATATATGATGTAATGAAGAAGGCATACAAGATAGAGGAGAAGGATTATGTATGTACACCATACTTCCATATTGCCTACGAGGAAACTAAATTAACTTGTGATTTCCCTAATTTTAAATGGCACGTAGATCAGAGTGATTATGCAGGGTTAGTATATTTACATCCAGAGCCTCCCAAGAAAACTGGAACCTGTCTGATAAATGGTACAGACAATGAAATAGTCACAGTTGATAATGTATTCAATAGAATCGTTGCATATCCCTCTTACTATTATCATGCACCCGAAGACTTGTTCGGAACTATGAAGGATAAGGAGAGCGGCCGCATGACTCTCACATTTTTCTTATGGAGTAATGAAAATCCATTTAAAAGACAGGCAATACAATGGATGAGACACAAAGAAGTTGAAAATTGAGAAAATCATACATACCTTTGTATGGTTTGTACGGGAAGCTCTAACGTCATAACGGGAAACCAGTTACAAAAGCGTCACATACCCTCGACCAGAGGGTTTTTTTGTGTTATAATAAGTGTACGTTATGAGAATTTGATGCAATTAAGACCACACCAACAGGAAGCCCTCGATGCAATGGAGAAGCATGAGAAGGGACAAATCATTGTACCTACAGGTGGTGGTAAGACTATCTGTATGATACATGATGCAATGAGAGAGTTCGCAAAGTTCCCTCAGCATACCGCAGTGGTCGTTGCACCTCGTATCCTACTAGCAAATCAGTTAAGTGCAGAGTTCCTAGAGTTCATCACAGATCCCGAAGTGGATGTGATGCACGTGCATAGTGGAGAGACACATCATTTCAGCACTACTAAGGTAGATGAGATTCGTGAGTTCAACTTCCATAATGCTAACAATGGTAGAAATCAGTTAATATTCACAACATATCATTCTTTACATAGAATAGTTGAAAGTCGGATCACGATTGATACAATATATTTTGATGAAGCACACAACAGTACACAGAGAAACTTCTTTGTGCCTACAAAGGAACTCGCAACAAGTATATTCACACGTGCCTACTTCTTTACTGCAACCCCTAAGCATAGTCTCACACCTGCTAGGGCTGGTATGAATGACTCTAAGGTATATGGAGAGGTAATCTGCAATGTACCTGCTCCAAAGTTAGTCAGAGAGGGTTACATACTACCACCAAAGGTTGAGATATACCAATCTAGAATTTTGAAAAAAGATGAGTTGGTTGCTGATCGTGATTGTGAACAGATGATAGGTGCTATTGATAACCTTAAAAAAGATAAGGTATTGATATGTGCTAAGTCAACCGCACAGATTATCAATCTACTCTACCACACACCATTTACTCAGCAACTTGCATGGGGGAATTACTCATGGATGACCATAACATCTAAAACAGGTGCTATAATAGACGGAGAGAAGGTCGATAGAGAGACTTTCTTTGATACTCTTAATGAGTGGGGAAGAGATCCTGAGAAGAAATTTGTTGTGTTACATCATAGCATATTATCTGAAGGTATCAACGTAAATGGTCTTGAAGCGGTCTTGTTCATGAGATCTATGGATTACATAGGTATCTCTCAAACAATAGGTCGTGTAATCCGTAAGGGCGATGCAGACAAAGTGTTTGGTCTTGTATGCGTACCAGTTTATTCAAATGTAGGTATCTCTACTGCACGTAAGGTACAGAATGTTGTTGATACAATATTCAACAAAGGAGAGCCTGCTATTTCAACAGTAAGAAAATGACTTCATCAATAGTATTAGTTACAGGTGGTTTTGATCCATTACATAGTGGACATATTGCCTACTTTAAATCAGCAAAAGCAATCGCACCATTGAGTCCACTTGCTGTAGGACTCAATTCCGATCAATGGTTATCAAACAAGAAAGGTAAACCATTCATGCCTTTGGAAGAGAGAATATCTATCGTCAGAGAATTGAAGATGATTGATGTTGTGATTGAGTATGATGATAGTGATGGAACCAGTAATTGTGCTATTGAACAACTATTAGAAATATATGATAAGGTTATCTTTGCAAATGGTGGAGATAGACACAATGAGAATGTACCAGAGTATGAGAAGTTCAAAGATAATCCTAACGTGATCTTCCGATGGGCTGTTGGTGGTCTTAACAAGAAGAACAGTAGTTCATGGATACTCAATGAGTGGGATAACAAATGAATAGTGAATTGCTATTGAAAATATACATGAAGGCAAAAGAGAAACCACTTGCTAAACCAGTAAGGAAACATTATAATGTGGTTACGTATGGTTAAATAGATGAATATTTTTGTAACTGACCCATCTCCCTATAAATCTGCACAGGTGCTACCTGATAAGCATATCGTCAAGATGCCCTTAGAAACTTGTCAAATGCTTTCTATTGTTGCGTCTGATAAATGGGGTCATGGATTTGGTAAGTTACCAAAGAAGGGTGGTGGTTTCTACAAAACAGATAAAGGTGCATTTCGTAATCATCCCTGTACTATATGGGCTCAGACTAACTTCTATTGGTTAATAGAACATGGTCTTGCTCTATGTTCAGAGTACACATACAGATATAACAAAGTTCATACTTGTCAATATACTATTGAGTATGCTGATATGACGTTTCCATCTTGCCCAGCCCCAGTATCATTTGTATTTGCAGGGTTTGATGAGTTCAAGTATGATAATAGTATTGATACCTTTACCAAGTACAAAAGATATATCAATTCTAAGCCATGGGTCAAGGACAACTATCTTAGAAAACCAGAGAGAAAACCTGATTGGATAACATGAGAGATTTAATATTATTTGGAGATTGTAGAGATACACTCACACAATTTGATGAGAAGGCAAGATGTTGTGTTACATCCCCACCTTACTATGGACTCAGGAACTATGGGGATGAGGAGAATCAAATCGGACATGAACAAACACCTGAGGAATATGTTGATGAAATGGTCAAGGTATTCAGATTGGTTCGAGATTGTCTAACTGATGATGGTACTGTATGGTTAAACATAGGGGATAGTTATTATAACTATAGACCTGGTAAAGGTCAAGCACTTTCTAAACAAACACTAGCAAAGAATGATCAAGACCTACCTAGTAAATGTGCTAGGAGAGGTAATAAATTAGAAGGGTTGAAAGAGAAGGACTTGATTGGTATTCCTTGGCTTCTTGCCTTTGCCCTGAGGGCTGATGGTTGGTACTTAAGACAAGATATTATCTGGAATAAACCTAATCCCATGCCCGAAAGTGTAAGAGATAGATGTACTAAATCACATGAATACATATTCTTATTAAGTAAGAGTCAGAACTATTACTTTGATGTAGATGCTATCAAAGAACCTACAAGAAGAAAGAGATCAGTATGGGATATAACTAAGAAACCATACAAAGATGCCCATTTTGCTGTATTCCCACCTGATTTGATTGAACCCTGTATCAAGGCTGGTAGTGAGAGAGGAGATATAATCCTCGATCCATTTATGGGATCAGGAACTACTGCTATGGTATCTAAACAGTTAGGAAGAGACTACATAGGTTGCGAATTACATGAAGAGTATGGTAAACTAATACAAGATAGACTACAACCATACCATAATCCCTTAGAGAAGTTTTATGAAAAAAGTTGAAAGACATAAGTATGATGGCGATAAGATCATAGCCACCAGAACACTTGAGTTTGACCCATATCCTTATGAGTACATACAGGATGTGATGAAAAAGATTGAGTGTTATCTTACACCTGACTTATTATCACAGAAAAAATTGAAATATCCTGAGGATGTTATCAAATACAGATTTTATGGACATTGTTATCATTCAACACAGGCACTATATTTCATGATGGATACAGATAAGTTGAAACCTTATAGTGGAGTTGATTGGAGAGAAGAAAAGCATTGGTGGTTACAGGATGGAGATACAATATATGATGTAACTGTTGACCAGTATAAGTGTAGAAACAAAGTACCACCTTATGATGTTGGTAAGGTCAGCAAATGGTACGGATGGAAACAACGACCACAGCAATTAACATTCGATCTCATGGTCAAAGTATTAGGTAAGAGATTGGCTCTTGACGATACAGTTAACGTATGATATGCTATGGGGGTACAAGAAGAATCGTATATGAGACCTATAGATATGACTAAAGGAAACCACCGAGTTCCCTTTGATGTATTAGGGTTCGATCCATTTTCTCAGGAACCATCTTCATTTCTTATGGAGATTACACCTGAGATGGCAAAGTACATTCTAAAATACCATA